GATTACACTGTCTCTTTAGACAGCAAAACAAACGTGGTCACCCGCAATACAGACCATCTTGAACTTCAGGCAGCGCACTCTTGGTATTCTGATTCTAGTGTTAGCAAGACGGCTTACACAGATGCCATAACGGCTGGTAAAGCTTATGTTGCTGGGTAACTAAACAGTTAACCGCATTTGATAACTGAATAACTTCGGTTTCCAGTTATCAAGCACTACCCACTAACCTTGATCCTACGATATCCACTATCGCAATAAAACAAATCTTATAAATATAGTAAAAAGGATATCTTCATGGCTATACCTACAAGCAAGTCAACATTTAAATCGTATTGCCTAAGGGCATTGGGTTCTGGGGTTATTGATATTAACATATCAGATGATCAAGCAGATGATCGCATTGATGAAGCTCTACAATACTTTGCACAGTATCATTATGATGGTATTGAGAAAATGTATCTCAAACATCTGATTACCGAAGCAGATGTGGCGCGGGGGATCGCAAATGCAACCACAACTGGAACCGATACAGTAGATGATTCTATTACTGATACATTTCTAGAGGGTACTAATTATATTCCGATGCCTTCTGCTGTCGTGTCTGTAATACAGGTCTGGCCATTCACGGGTACGGGCGGTGGTAGTAACATGTTTGATGTTCGTTACCAGTTGCGCCTTAATGACTTGTATGACCTATCTTCTACTTCTGTTATTCAGTATCAGATGGCGATGGATAACCTAGACCTTCTAGAACATATTCTCGTTGGAGAAACACCAATTAGATTTAACCAACACCAGAATCGTCTTTACATTGATGGAGATTGGACAAACGACTTCGTTGCTGGTGAGGACTATATCATTGCAGAGTGTTATCGCAAAATAGACCCAACAACATTTACAGATATTTATGATGATATATTCCTCAAGAGGTATGCGACTGCTCTTATTAAACAACAGTGGGGCGCAAACCTATCAAAGTTCAGTGGTGTTGCAATGCTTGGTGGTGTTACCATGAATGGTGATGCTATCTATTCACAGGCACAAGAAGAGATTAATAAGTTAGAAGAACAAATTCAACTTACGTTTGAGTTGCCAGTTAATTATATGATAGGATAATTAATGGCGGTTAATAAACATTTTCATTCCCCCGGCCTTGCAGCTACCACAACCAATCAACCTCGTGCTTGGCAGTGGCGGTCGCACTTGGCAGTTGAGAAATCTTTATATGCTGACTTAGTTGCAGAAGCTATTCATCATAGGGGGCATTCTGTATATTATCTTGATCGTACATTAGTTGCAGAAGACAATGTTCTTGGAGAAGATGCACTATCCAAGTTTAATAAACAATCTTCCATTGAAATGTATATGGAAGACTCTGGTGGTGGTTACTCTGGAGAAAAAGAACTAATGTCCCAATTTGGTTTGCAGAACCTTAGTGAAGCAACCTTCGTTGTAAGTAAGACAAAATTTCAAGAAAAAACAAAACAATTAGAAATAGAAACAGCAACAGACTTAACATCGTCTGGTTCTATTCAATTGGAATCTGGTACGGTATCTGATAGTCAAATATCTTATATTTTAAATGAAACTGATGCAACTGATGCAGACCGTCCTTTTGAGGGTGATGCAATTTATCATCCAACGCTAAAGAAATTGTTTGAGATTAGTTTTGTAGATCACGACGATCCTTTTCATCAGTTAGACAGTAATCCAGTATACAAGATGCGTTGTCGTTTGTTCGATTACGGTTCAGAAGAATTTAGTACTGGTATTACTGAAATTGACGCAATCGAAGATTCTCTATCAAGTGCAAGTTCTGAATATCAGTTTACTCTTGAAAATTCATCAATTGTTGGCCAACCTTTAACTTTAGATTTTATTGATTTGGACCTCTCTTCCGTAGATATATCTTTGGATACTACAATATTGTCCTCCGATCCTGCTTCGTATGGTGAAAGTATCCTACTTGAAACTGGTGGCAATGAGTTCCTTATAAGTGAAGAATATGTAATAAGGGATAAGACAATTCAAAATGAGTTGTTTGATACATTGGATGATACTGTAATGGACTTTAATGAGTCAAATCCATTTGGTGATGCAGGGAGTACAAACGTATGACCACAGGTCAAATAGCTACAGCTGAACAATCACTATACGCCAACTTGATTGCAGAAGCAATTCAAATTCACGGTCATGATGTATATTATCTTGACCGGACACTAGTTGCAGAAGACAAAGTGCTTGGCGAAGACGCACTATCTAAGTTTAACACCCAGTCTCTTATCGAAATGTATATGGAAGATTCTGGTGGTGGTTATGCTGGAGAACAAGAACTGATGTCTCAGTTCGGTTTACAGAACCTAAGTGAAGCAACCTTTGTTGTAAGTAAGACAAGGTTCCAAGAGAAGACAAAACAATTACAAATCGAAACAGCAACAGACTCAACATCGTCTGGTTCTATTCAATTGGAATCTGGTACAATTACGGAATCTGCACTAGCGGGTGAGATATTTTATATTCTAAACGAATCTGATGCGACTGATGCTGATCGTCCCCTAGAGGGTGATGCGATTTATCACCCGGTACTCAAGAAACTATTTGAGATTAACTTTGTGGATCATGATGAACCTTTCCATCAATTGGATAATAACCCAGTTTACAAGATGCGATGCCGCCTGTTTGATTACGGTTCAGAAGCTCTTGATACAGGTATTACTGAAATTGACGCAATTGAAACTTCTCTCTCAACCGCAAGTTCTGACTATCAGATTACTCTTGAACAGGCAACTATTGTTGGTGAAGGATTAACTGTAGATCGATCTTATTATACTGCTGATATATCTAATGTTACTGTAGATGCTGTAACAATTAGTGCAGATGACGATCCAGCGTCGTTTGGTGAAAGTATCCTACTCGAAACTGGTAGTGATGAATATATTATATCTGAAGACTATTATATTGGTGATTATGTGAATGACAAGACCTCACAAAATGAATTGTTTGATACATTAGATGATACAGTACTGGACTTCAGTGAGTCAAATCCATTTGGTGATCCTACATGATTATAAATAGTATTAGGAGAATTTAGATGGCAAATCAATCAATTGGAATAGGTAGTGCTGTAGACGATGGCACTGGAGATACTTTACGAGTAGCTATCGATAAAGTTAATGATAATTTCTTAGAGATTTATACTCTAATTGGAGATGCATCGTCTTTGACCAGCGGTATTAGTGCAACTGCAACAGTGGTGACTTTAACTGCTCCTCTGGTTGCGACTAGTATTTCACCATCAAGTACAGATGGAGCAACACTTGGGACAACATCATTGGAATGGTCTGACCTTTATCTTGCAGATAGTTCAATAATTTACTTTGGTGCAGACCAAGATACAACATTAACTCATGTTGCAGATACAGGCCTGTTAATTAACTCAACTAGACAACTTCAGTTTGGTGACTCTGGAACATACATTCATCAAAGTGCAGATGGAGTTTTAGATTTAGTATCAGATACAGAAATAGAAATTAATGCAACTCTGATTGATGTCAATGGTAATTTGGATGTCTCAGGCACAGGTGTTATTGCTGGCGCAGTTACTACAGCCGCACTAACTGCTAGTGGAATTATCAAAACCGATGATGCTACACAAGCAACTTCTACAACTGATGGTTCACTACAGACTGACGGCGGTTTGTCTGTTGTTAAAGATGCAGTTATTGGCGGTGCCGTTGATATTGCTGGCGCAGTTACTACAGCCGCACTAACTGCTAGTGGAATTATAAAAACTGACGACAGTACGGCAGCAACTTCTACAACAGATGGATCATTGCAGACTGACGGTGGTTTGTCTGTTGTTAAAGATGCAGTTATTGGCGGTGACATTAAAGTCAAAAATCTTGGTGTAATTACAGCTGCAGGCACTGACTTTGAAGCTATTGAATTGGAAAATGAAGTTGGCGATCTACTAAGGGAGGACGGCGGCCGTGTTATGTCAGAGACTTCATCATCTCTAAGTCTCGGCGGTGGCGGATTAGTCGGATTTGATCTTGATGGCCCTTTAACTATCGGTGGAAACTTGGTTATACCTAACGGTGGATTTGTCGGTTCTGCTGGTGATGCTAACTCAATTGTAATTTCATCTAGTGGTGTTGTCACTATGAACCAGATACCAGTGTTCAGTGCTGGGTTGAATGTATCAGGTGGTACAATTGCTGGTACATTATCTACTGCTGCACAAACAAACATTACTTCACTTGGTACATTAACAGCACTTACTGTTGATGACGTAGCTGTTAATGGTAAAGTTATTACTATGACAGGCGACACTAGTGATACTGTTGTATTTACAGCAGGCGCTGCTGGTACTCTTAGCATTGTTACAACTGATGCTGCTGGAGCGGCCGGAAATATCCAAATAACAGCAGATGGTACTGTAGACATTGATTCCGCTGGTGTATTGACTTTAGATTCTGGAGCAGCAATTAATATTGAACCAGCATCTGGTTCAGCAATTCTATTAGACGGAACAATCAGCATAGACGCTGGTGTAGTTACTGGTGCAACAAGTATTACATCTACTGCATTTGTTGGTGATATAACTGGTGATGTTACAGGTAATGCTGATACTGCAACCACACTTGCAACTGCTAGAACAATTGGTGGTACATCATTTAATGGTAGTGCCAATATTGCTGTAGGACTTGCCGCAACTGCAACTGCACTAGCAACAGCAAGAACTATCGGTGGAACATCGTTTGACGGTACTGCAAATATCGCAGTTGCTTTGGCATCTGTTGGTACTGCTGTTACAGTAGCAGATGAGTCAAGTGATACAACTTGTTTCCCATTATTTGCAACTGCGGCAACAGGCGATTTACCACCCAAGAGTGGTACAAACCTAACATTTAATAGTAGTAGTGGTCTATTAACTGCAACACTATTTGCTGGTGCTTTAACAGGTAACGTAACAGGAAACGCATCTGGTACAGCCGCAACTGTTACTGGTGCTGCTCAGACTGCTATTACTTCAGTAGGAACATTAACAGCATTACAAGTAGATAATCTTAATATAAATGGTAATACATTAAGTTCAACTGCTGGTACTGATTTATTAATTACGCCATTAGATGGACAACAGATTGTTCTTGATGGTGCTATTATCATTGATGCTGGTGTAGTTACTGGTGCAACAAGTATTACGTCAAGTTCATTTGTTGGTGCATTAACTGGTAACGCATCTGGAACTGCTGCAACTGTTACTGGTGCAGCCCAAACAAATATTACTAGTGTTGGTACACTTACTGCACTTCAAATAGATAATCTTAATATAAATGGTAATACATTAAGTTCAACTGCTGGTACTGACTTGTTAATTACACCACTGTCAGGTCAACAGATTGTTCTTGATGGTGCTATTATCATTGATGCTGGTGTAGTTACTGGTGCAACAAGTATTACATCAACAGCATTTGTTGGTAACGTAACTGGTAATTTGGCCGGTACAGTTTCTACTGCAACACAAAATTCAATAACTACTGCGACTGGCCTAGTGTCAGTAGGCGCATTAAACTCTGGTAGTATTACTTCTGGATTTACAAGTATTGATGTTGGTGCTGGTGCAATCTCAACAACTGGTGCAGTTACCTATGGATCATTAAATGATGGAACAACTGCTCTAGGTGCAACCGCAGCAGAATTAAATATACTAGATGCAAGTGCTGGTAATGTGGCAGCTGCTTCTGATGTTGCAACAAGCGCAGGTGCAGTCACATCAAATAATGCTAAAATATCGCACACTATTACATTAAATGCTAACTTAGCAGACGATGCAATACATGCAGATATTGTAGTTACAAGTGATAAATGCCTTGCAACATCAGTTGTGATGGCAAGTTCAAGTTTAGCAGTTGGTATTAATATACATACTATTGCGGCTGGATCATTTAAAGTATCAATAACTAATTTAACTGGCGCACAAATGGACGATGATTCAACGCTTGTTGTGAACTATAGGATAATATAATGAATAGGGAGAATATATAATGTTAGGGCAACAGTTCTACCATGAAACAGTACGCAACATAGTTGTGGGTTTCGGAACAATTTTTAATAATATTCAGTTAGTTCGTAAGGATAATGCTGGGGCAGTTCAACAAACTATGAAGGTTCCTTTGGCATATGGTCCAAGGCAGAAGTTTCTTGTTCGACTGAATGATGATGCCGATCTCAGTAAAGCTGCAGCTGTTACTTTGCCTCGTATCGGTTTTGAGATTACAGGACTTTCCTATGATCCTGCACGAAAACTAAATCGTGTTCAGAAGTTCAAGAAGGTTGAGACTGGAAATTTAAAACAGTTGGATACGCAATATATGCCTGTTCCTTATAATGTTAATTTTCAACTTTATATTCTTGCAAAACAATCAGATGATGCTCTACAAATTGTTGAACAGATTCTACCATACTTTCAACCAGATTACACGATCACGATGAATGATAACCCTGATATGGGTGTTAAAAAAGATATCCCTGTTATTCTAAACAGTATTACTTATGAGGATGATTATCAGGGGGACTTCACCACAAGACGAGCAATCATCTATACTATGGATTTCACTTGTAAATTCTATCTGTATGGTCCTGTTACCTCTAGTAAGGTTATCAAGACGGTACAGGTTGATGCATATACTGATATGCCTGATAAATCACCCACACGACAACAGAGACTTACTGTTACACCAAACCCAGCTGATGCTGATGCTGATGATGATTTTGGTTTCAATGAGGTTCACTCATTCTTTGAAGATGCGAAGGATTATAATGCAGTGACTGGAACAGATGAGTAATTCTATAGATAAGGCCCTTGGTGTGGTGGAAAAAATACCAACACCAGTTTCATATTATGACACTTTACCGGAACCTAAACCAATTGTGACGGTGGGAGAAGATATTGACGATGATTACAAGTTCCAACGGGATAATTTTTATCGAATGGTTGAGCAAGGTTCAACTGCGATTGAAGGAATACTGGAACTTGCAAG